GTAAAGCACATTGGAATACAGAATCTATCATCTCTTATTCCTTTACCAACATTACCTACTTTTGGGATTGATCTTATATGACAGCATTGAACTTGGGTATCGTTACCACAAACTACGCAAGGAAATGAAGCTACGAACTTCTGATGCTTAATAGAACTAATTATGTTTGCCTTCGCTATTTGCATTACTTACGTTTGCGTTTCCTAGATTGAGATAATGCTATTGCTACTGATTGTTTCCTGCCACGACCCTCTTTCATTAACATAGATATATTTTTGCCTATGTTCTTTTTACCATATTTTAAAGGCATTTTAACTCCTAGTTATATAACGTGGGTAAGGGAAGGCACTTACCCACAATCCCTAGTATCAAATATAGAACAAAATGGCAACGAATAAGTCATTGTTTTTAAATCATATTACTTTTATATTATCCACAGTTTTTATTAACTTTTAGATTGATATTAATATTTTAATAACTATATTGATTTTATATAAACAAAAAACAAAAGGGAAAATATGAAAAAAAATGCAACAGTATTTGAAAATGAAGTTACATTAATTTCTTATATGGCTTCATTAATTAATAGCAAATATATGAATGTTGTTTTTAGTTACATGGATTTTCAAAAAAAATATGAAAATCAAATTGGTAAATTTTATATGCACTCATCTTGGTTCAAAACAAAAGCTGATGAACTTGCTAAAGTTTACCAAGAAAAAACTAAAGGCAAGTCTTGGGTACAATATATAAATAACTAAATTAACTGGGTGGTGTAAAAGCCACCCAAAACAAAGGAAGGAAATATGAAAAAAGAAATACAAGTAAAAGTTAGTGGTAATATGCTAGAAGAATTAAAATATCTTTCATCATTACCATCAATGGAAGAAGATAAAAAAGCATATAAGATTAGAAAACAAATAAATAATTATCTTTATGAATTTAATCCTTATGGTCTTTTAAAGCCAAAAGAAACTACCATTAATATAAAACAAGAAGAATTTAAGATTTGGTATTTTTGGTGGTTGTTTGAAAAAAATGAAACAAGTTTAGAATCAAAACAAACTGGCTTAAAGTATAATAAAGATTTACACGCAGAAAGTATGAAATTGTTTGTTAAGCTTATGAATTATTTTTCTCCTATAATAGCAGAAGAAGCATTAAAACGTGGACAAACAAAACAAGAGGATAAAACAATAGCTACTTACAACTTAACAATTAATTAATATGAAAAAACAACTAGCAAAATTACTCAAATCATACCATAAGAAATGGGATTGCTTTGGTAAGAAAAGGAAAAGTAAATGAGAAACACAGGTGTAATTTGTTCAATGAGTTACTATGAAATGAAACTGATGACAGCAGTTCTATCAAGAATCTTATTGGATAATGAAGTTAGAGGAGAGCATACAAAGAAACGTATTACTACTCTAATAAGTAAACTTAACAATATGCTGACAAAACAATGCTAGAAATAATAAATGATGTAGGGTTTGCTTACTTCTGCTTTGCTGTGTTTTTGGCATATTTAATATGGGAGAACAATAAATGACTAGAGAAACTAAAGACGGAATAGGATTGGTTATCACAGCTATATTGCTTGGTGCAAGTATAATATTAATCCACTTAGCAATTAATTAACTATGATGATTAAGATAGATCGTGATATTCTGGTGGGTATTTCCGAAGAAATTAAAAACTATTTTTTAATACAGGAATTTACTGGAACTAAAATTACAAGTTATCAAAAGGCACTTTACAATGCTTTACTTAAAAGTATAAATGGAAAGAAAAAACATGAACTTTTCAAATAAAGATTTAAGTACAAAACTAGGTGAATCAGTATTTGCTGAGAAGCTTAAACAGGCACTTAAAGAAGCTGAGTTAAAAAAAGAAAAAAAACAAATGGAGAAGGCAAATGAAAAACAACGATCACAAACTAGCGACTAGAGTCTTAGAAATTTTAGTAAAGAATCGTAGAACCGAAACTTTATTGGAATACATAACTTTAGCTTGGAAACAAAAACCAATATTAAAGAAAATTGATATTGCTAATATCCAAACTGAAGATTACTTAACTAAAATAAACAAAGGGAAAAATGAAAACATTATTAGGTTTAATACTTATTTTAACAATAAGTAATTGTAGTACATATAAGCCAATTATTGACACGAAGGGTCGTGCTGGTACTTGGAACGAAGCTAGAGCAGTTGAAATCACAGATGATATTCAACATTGTACAGCTTTGGCAGATCAACACATAACAACTGGAATGGAGTTTCAAAACTTCATAATCACAAACATACTTAGACCAGCGAGTTTGGGTGTTGTGTCGTTGCCAGAAGATACTAAAAAAAACTATATTAAAAACTGTTTAAAAGGAAGGAATCATAATGTCATTAACTAAAACTGTGCAACAAGAAATAGATAGACTTTATTTAGAATCTAAAAATAACAGATATATAGTTTCTAATGAAGCACCATACTATTATGATTTATGTTCGGTTGAAGATAAGACAATAACTTTAGATAAGTTCTATAAGTTGTTTCCTTATTATAACCCAGACATGAATTGTGAATATTGGCAAACTCAACACAACAGATGGAAGGAAATATGGAAACAAGAAACAATATAGTAAATACTCTTGCAAGTAATCTAAGATTCTTGCGACACAATACGCAGATTGAAGAACCAATAACAGGCAAGGTTAAATATATGAGTCAAAGACATTTAGCTGAGTTTATGGGTTCGGCAACGCAACAAGTATCTAAGTTTGAACTTGGAACTAACATAATGAGCAGTTATCAAATATTTAAAGTAAGCAAGGTATTTGATATTTCTATTGATAAATTATTTGATGCAGAACTTGTCAAATCAGTTTACAAGAAAACAATTAAGCAGAATATTTATGCTGAATAAGCATTAACAAAAACAAAGGGAAGGTAAAATGGAAGAAATAAAACTATACGAAGGCAAAGAAACATTATTCTTTGACCCAGTTGCTCATCAATACTTTTGGAATGACGAACAGTTGCCTAGTGCTACTGGCATAACAAAACTATTAACTCCAGCTAATGTAATTGGAATGTGGTCGGCTAAGATATGTTCTGAAGAATTTAAGAAGTTAATTAGAGCAGGTGTTAGCTATGATGAGATTGAGTTAGTTAAGATTGCAGATCAAATTAAAAAAGCACCAAATCAAAATATGGGAGATGCTGGTTTAGTTGGAACTCAAGTACATAACTTAATTGAAGATTATATTCATAAAGGAATTACTCCTGAGATTATAAACCCTGAGATTAAAAAATCATTTGGTAAGTTTAAAGAATGGTACGATAAGCAAGAAGGTTTAGAGATTGTATTTACTGAACGTAAAGTGCTTAGTCGTATTCATAAATTTACTGGTACTCTTGATGCTATATTTAAAAACAAATCAGGAGAGCATATTATTTATGATTGGAAGTCATCATCAGGAATAAGAGATTCTATGTTAGTGCAAATCTACCTTTATAAGATTTGTGTTAAAGAAGAACTTGGAATTGATGTTAAGCAAGGTGTAATTGTTAATTGCACTAAGCAAGGTAAATTAAATATTAAGGAATTTCCAATAGGAGATGAACAGGCAGACGTGGCGATTGCCTGTCTAAAAATGTATCGCTACTTAAACAAAAAGGAGAAGTAATATGCAAGTAGCAGGAATAGTAAAATATGTTTTTGATAATCGTCTAGGAAAAGATGGTTCTCCGAACAAATTTCCCAACTACAAATTTAAGATTGGTGAAAATGAGATCGTTTTATGGTCTGCAATTAAGCCAGTTTTTTTAGAGAAGGGAAAAAATCTTTCCGTAATATGTCAAGCATCAAAGAAAAATGGTTCTTTATTTGTGCAGACAAAGGAAGATAAAAGTCCAATGATACAGGAACTACCTTCTGGTGCTAAACCAGATACCAGCTTTAATGTTGATGATTTTGAATCAGAAAACTTTAATGAAGCAGTAACAGCTATTGAAAAAGATATGGCTAGTTCTCCAGTACCAACTAAAGCATTTAATAAAGATGAATATATGTTCACTATGGCTTTATTAAAATCAGGTATTGAATCTGGTAAAATTGGTGTTACAAAGGAAGAAATTGATTTGAAAATAAAAGATTATAAGTTTTTATTTCAGATGAATTTCCATAACTAAGATTCTTATGGCGAGGGTTTTTGATTCAACGATCACGCATAATCCCTTTATGTTTTCCCTCGCCATATCCTTGCAATTTAATGAAATATTATATATAAAAAACATAATGAAGGTTGTTAGAGAAAAGCTAATTGAGTGTAGCATTGTAGTTAAGGAACTCTTTGAAAACACAGAAGATGCTCTAACAGAAAATAAGGAAGGTAAGATTATTTCAGTGAACATAATCAATACTAAGTTCATCAGAAATAATATTAAAATAGCTGATGGAGAAAATGAAAACTCAAGTTCAGAACCTAAGAGACAGACATTATAGAGTCTCTATGAAATACTTTGAACTAAAGCATAAAATGGAAAAGGCAAAAAGACTTAAAGATGCTTTAGAAACAAAAGTAGTTTTGAAATTTGAAGAATTACTAGCTTAGGTTAGTAACACAACTATAAACTGTAAAGGAAGGTATGCACGATCTCGCTCTAAAAAACCCTGACCAAATAAAACAAGAACTAGATTCTATCTCAGAACAAATGTCAGAAGCATTATATACTTTTAGACGTTGCGAAGAATTTAAGAAAATAACATTCAGTCAAATAACTTTAACTAAGAAATTAGAAAAGAATTGTTCGGTAGCAGAAGCTGAGAAGTGGGCTTATGCTGATGATAAGTATGCAACAATAATAGAAGGTTTATTAGTTGCAGAAAAAAACTATTCTATTTTAAAAGGTAAGTATGCTAACTTACAAAGCTGGGTTGATCTTTATAGATCATGGCTTGTAACTCAAAGAGATTTGAGTAGATGAAAATAATCCAACCAAAAGGAACATTAAATGAATTGGGATATAAAGAACGAGTTGAAAACTACATTGACTATGCCGAACAAAGATTTGAGGAGTATTGTAAAACTAAATCTTTTCATTATAAAAAGCTTCTTTTTAATGATGATGCTGATTTTGGTAATTCCCCTATCCCTTATTTTCATAAACTTGGGATTCTTAGTGCTTTACCTGATTACTTTGTTTACTCCAAAGAAACCGAACAACGTAAAAGCCAGTTCTTCGTGGAAGTCAAAGCTTCCAACAAACTTAAACTAAAAGATTTAAAGAAGTATATTACATTCGCACAAATGTTCTGCGATAGTAGATACACTCAATATACAATATGCTTTGCTTTTAAAGATGGTTTAAAGTTTAAATCAGTAGATCAAATATTAAAGTTGTTACCACAATCAAAGATTCAAACTTGGAATGATGGTATTGAATATTATCTACTGCCGATTTAGTGAATAGTATTTGAAATATCTTCATAGTAATCATACCAGTTACACTCCTCTAAATCCCACTCAACAGAAGTAATCCTAAGTTTTTTAACTTGTTTTAATGAAGCTAGAAATGAATTTGAATTTGCAAAGTTTTGGCTATCAAAAAATCTGACGTGAGCAACATCTTCTTTAATGTTTTCATCATTCACCTTTACAAAATTAATTGCATAGGTAACTAGATAAAAGTTCATTTTGATTTAATCTCTTTGATTCTCTTAACTCCATGCTTATCAGTTTCTATAATGGCTTCAACTTCTTTACACTGCCATTTAGTAACATCATTAATTCCATCACGTTCAACTTTGCGTTTTTGTTCTAAGCAATCTGCGACATTTAATTTTGGAGAATAACCTTCTAGCTTGTCATTCATATACATCAGTAAAGCAAATACCACTTCAAACATTATTTACCTCTTAATGAATCTAATTCTTTTTCTAGCTTATCTATTTTCTTTTCTAATTGACTAATGATTACTTTAGTGTGTACGTTTTCTTCAAGTTGTTTTGAGTGCTTGTCTATTGATTTAGCTTGGTACTCAATCAACATATACATCTCTTGGTTCTTAGGAGTTTGTTCTGCTTTTTTAAGTAAGTCTTGCGACATTAACTTTTCATTGGTTTCAAGTCTATTAAGTCTTTCAACGATTCCAAAATAAGTCCAAACTGCTACAACGATAGCAGATACAATAGCTACTATATTTTTTATTGGTAAAGATACTTGCGTTTGATCGCTTAACTTTAGACTATCCATTTTGATCGTTTTTATGAAGTGGTCTTGTAGCTAAACTTCTTGCGATCTGCTCTCCTGATCTTCCAAGAGTATAGCCACCCAAACCCACTGTGAGTAATGTCCAAACATCAGAAGGAAGTTCTACTTGTGTTTTAACTTTAAGAACAAGAAATAAAATTGGACTAAGAATATAATTCCAAGCAACAATAGCAATTAACAAGTACATTAAAGTTGGTCTCCACCCAGATACATAGGCATTAGAACGACTTTCTTGCAAAATAATACTTGCAGATGCTTTCATTTCTTCTGTGCCTGATTGCATTAACTGCATATTCATTTCAGCTTTTAATTTTTCAGCTAAATCTTTATCAGGAATAGCTTTATCAACTGTTTTAAATATTGTTGTAAGGAGTGGTGCGAAAGCACTTAAAGCTGGAAGCATATTAATCTACGACTGTTATGTTGATCTCACCTGAACCGCCCCCATGATGAATAAAAGCTATTTTCTCGCCACTCTTAAAAGCAAATATTTCAACATGATGTTCTGGTATAAGCAAATCTTCAAGAGTAGCAGTAGGGTTAGAACCGAATCTAATATGCACTCCAGTTGTTGTAGATATCCTTACTAATCCTGAACCAGTAGTAATAACTGATGATTGTGCAGATGTATTACCAACAGTATGAGTTTCTGACAAATAATCTGGGTCTATTGTAGTAACTATATAATTTGACATATCGTTCTCTAAATGTTCTAAATTTGCCTATTTAAACCGACAAATTACCCCTTTTTTTTAATATTATAGGTTTAGTTGTCGTGTATCGTAATTTTAAAGCCACTATGCCTTAAAATGGGTTTAAATGATATTATCTACTTTTGGTTGTATCTATAAGTAGTTCTATGTAGTGTTTAGCTTTTTCTAAGTCTTGGACACCACCCTTCTCTTTAAATCTTAAAATATACTTTATGATATTTCCTTCTACAAATCCAATATTATTTTTGATGATAAATTCTACTGGTTGGATTTTATATTTCTTGTAATGGCTTCCACCAACTTGTTTTTTAAATGACTTCATACACAACCCTACCATTTCCTTTAAATGCTCTTAAATACATTTTACGATTACCTGATGGTTTATAAGAACAATGTACCCAACCAGAATTAGGTTCTTCAGGTTTCCAAAATTCAAGAATACATTGGTCATAGTCTAAGTGATTAACTATCCAGTCAGAAACTTCTTTATTAGGTATTCCTAAGATTTCAAAATCTACTGCTTGTCCAAATGTATGTTGTGAAGTCGCAGAACTTCCTATTGCTTTACATAACTCAGGAGAACGATAGCCAGAAGTAATTGTAATTGGTTTATCAAAATGATTTCTTACTGGTTCTAAAATAAACTGGCATACATTTTGTAGATTAACTAAAACTTCATTTGTTGGAGTATTGTCTATCTGTAATCTGATCGCACTATCAGAATAAGTTAATTCTCTTAAAGAAAAATTTAAACTAACTTGCCTATCCATTTGCCATCTCTATTTAAAACACAAGGTGCTAACTTTGGTTGTGAATCTATTATTAAACCAGTTCCAATTATAAATCTAGTTTTAAAATTCTTAGCATATTCAAAAGCTAAAGACTTTTGATCTATTAAACAACCTACTTGCATACCCCAAAAAAGATTATCAGGATTAGCCCAGTATTCTATTTTAAACTTAGTATGAAAATGTCCCTGCACACAATTCATTCCATTTGTTTGTGATACTTTTAAAACGTCAGCAGAACGACCATGAGTGAATAAGCATCTTTGTTTATTTGGTAGAGTAATAGTCAAGTCATCTGCCCACTTCCATTTCTTAGTTCCTAAGAACTC